TTTAAGAGAACAGTTAGACAAAGCACTAACTGATATCGAAGTATTAAAAGATAAGGTAAGACAAAACGGAGGTCATTAATGGAGTTGATTGTAGCCCTACTTATGATTGTTAATGGAGAGATTAAAGAACATAGAATTCAAATTGATCCTGAGTCCAATAAACCTTCAATGTCAATGTGCTTGAAAGGAAAAAGGGTTGCAATGAGATCAAATAAAAATAATAATGTAGTTTATCAATGTATAAAGTCGATGGCCGAACTTGAGTCGAACGTAGATGGTTCAAAGTCGATTAAAAAACTTATATTAGAATAATGAATTTAATAGATCTCTTCCCTGTTGCATTAGGTGTTGTAGAATTTGAAAAACATATTGAAATAGATAAATTATTGACTGAACATTGTTTAAAAATAAAAGATAAAGTAAAAAAAGGTGGTTCGAATTGGGAATCAGATGTTTTTAATACTTGTGGTAGTTACTCAATTTTTAAGGATTCAAATTTTGAATTATTAAATGATTGGGTTTTTAAAAATGTATTAGATTATTCAAAAACCGTTGGTTATGACGAAGCACCTATAAGCAAAGAAGCTTGGTTTAATATTTATAGTGAACATGATTATCAGGAAACACATGATCACATAGGACACGATGTTTCAGCAATTTATTATTTAAAAGTTCCAGAAAATTCTGGAAAAACTTTTTTTGTTTCACATGAAGCTAAAGGATTGAAAGAAGTTTTTATAAAAGAAAATCCTTACACTTGGAACAAATTTTATTTAGACCCAAAACCAGGACAGTTAATTATTTTTAAATCTAATTTACCTCATGGTGTAATCCAAAATAAATCTAAAGATTACAAAATATCTTTAGCTTATAATTTTAAATTTTAAAAAAATGAATCTAAGTAGAAATTTTAGCCTTCAAGAATTAATTAAATCGGACACAGCTATCCGTAAAGGAATAAACAATAATCCAAACGCAGGTCAAATAGAAAAATTAAAAGCACTTTGTGAAAATATTCTACAGCCTGTGCGGGACCATTTCGGTAGAGTTAAGGTTACATCGGGATTCCGTAGCGAAGATTTATGTCTTGCCATAGGATCGAGTCGAAACAGCCAGCATGCAAAAGCTGAGGCGGCCGATTTCGAATGTATGGGAGTAGACAATGCTGAGCTAGCTGATTGGATTTACATGAACCTAGAATTTGATCAATTGATCCTAGAATTTTACACGCCAGGCGAACCTAACTCTGGATGGATACACTGTAGTTACACTACAGACAATCCTAGAAAACAATTTTTGTGGGCATTTAAATCAGAAGGTAAAACTAAATATAAACCAGTAATAGGAAAGGCTAAGGACTTAGTATAATGGCAATATCTAGAGGACAAATATCAAAACAAGTGGAAGGCAAACTTAGAGGTGCACGAGATGAAAAAAAGAAAAAACAACGTGTCATCGCGAAATTACGTAGCAAAAAGTCTAAGGTCTTCAAAGTTTAGTCAAAAAGTGATACAATCTAAGAAATTGTACAACCGTAAAAAGGACTTTAATGGCGACTTCAGGGACAACTAGTTTTAACCTAAATATTGATGAAGTAATTGATGAGGGTTACGAAAGATGTGGCTTATCTACAAATGCAGGATATGATCTAAGATCTGCAAGAAGAAGTCTTGATTTACTATTTGCTGAATGGGGAAACAGAGGAATACATCTTTGGAAAGTAGATCTTCATGAGGCAACTTTAGTCAGTGGACAAGCAGAGTATTCTGTTGCAACTGATGTAAGCGATATATTGGAAGCTTTTGTGTCTTCAACTGCAGCATCAGCTGACAACGCTAATACTCAAGATGTTTCTTTAACAAAAATAGACAGATCAGCTTACGCAGCTTTACCTAATAAATTAGCTCTTGGACAACCCTCTCAATATTATGTTGAAAGATTAACAACACCTAAAATTTATTTATATCAAGCACCTGATTTGAATACTTACACTACACTTAAATATTATGTCATAAAAAGAATTGAAGATGCAGGAGCATATACTAATGATGCAGATGTAGCATATAGATTTTTACCATGTATGTGCGCAGGTCTATCGTATTATTTAGCTATGAAAAAAGCTCCACAACTTGTACAACAAAATAAATTAATTTACGAGGATGAATTGAAAAGAGCGTTAGATGAAGATGGTCAAAGAACATCTACTTACATTACTCCGCAATCTTTTTATCCTAATGGAGTTTAATTATGGCAAAGTGGGCTACAGGAAAAAAATCACAATCAATATCTGACAGGTCAGGAATGGCTTTTCCATACAATGAAATGGTAAAAGAATGGAACGGCTCTTTGGTTCATTATTCGGAATTTGAACCAAAACATCCACAGATCAGAAGAAAATATAATGTTGCCGATGCTATTGCTTTACAAAATTCAAGAAATATGAAGTTTCAACAACCTTCTGTAAAATTTTCAAATGATGTAACAATATCAGATTCAGGTGGTGCATCTGTTGGTGTAGCAAATTTATCTTTACCAGGAGATTTTGCATTTAAAACACAAGATTTTGAAATTACAAGAGATGGTGTTACTTCTGTGTTACACAGTATGATACCTGAAGATCCATCTTTACAGAATAGAAGAAGAGAATTAAATGCTCAAGTAGGACAAGTTCTTGTAAATGAACCTGCAGGTTCAAGCCAAATAGTTACTCTTTCAACAATTAGCCCAACAACAACTTCTTTAGGAGATGTAACTTTAACTGCAAATCAAACATTAGTAACCACAGTCGCATCAGGAGAATTATATTTAGGTGGTGGAGCTACTGGAAATGTTTATTATTTTAATGGAGGAGCAAGAAATATGTATCTTAGTGCTCCTGTAAATTCAACATTTTTCTTCAATCAAGATGATGGGTCTAATGTTAATCATCCATTAATAATTACTACAAACAGTTCAGCTCCAAATAGTTATATAGTTTCTTCAGGAATAACGTGGTACTTAGACGGAGTTGTAACACAATCAAATTACGTAAATACAACTAATTTTAATGCGGCAACTACAAGATATGTACAATGGACTCCAACATCTACAGGAACTTATTACTTTGCTTGTTATGTGCACGGCATAGGTATGGGAGGGGTTATAACTATTTCTTAATATGGCAATAACACATTCAAATTTTTTAACACAAGTAAGAAACTATACTGAAGTAGATAGTAATGTTTTATCAGATAGTATTATTCAAGATTTTATCAGATCAGTTGAATTAGATGTTGCTGGTAAAGTTGACTATGATGATTTAAGAAAATATGCTACTTCATCTTTTACAGCTAGTAATAGATATGTTTCCTTACCTGCTGATTTGACAATAATAAGATCTGTACAAGTTATCAATGGATCTACAAGAACTTTTCTAGAAAAAAGAGATACTAGTTTTATTTCTGAATACAATAACGGAGGAGCTACTGGTCTACCCAAATACTACGCAAATTGGGATGATTTTAATTTCTTAGTAGCACCGGTTCCAGATTCTGCATATACTGTGCAAATTAATTATATTACTGATCCTCCTCAGTTCACATCTTCTAACAATACTTTCTTGTCTACTTATCAAGAATCAATGTTGTTACATGGTGTGCTAACAGAGGCTTTTAGATATTTAAAAGGTCCGCAGGATATGTACAAGCTGTATGAAAGTAAGTATAATGAAGAAGTACAGAATTTTGCTCTTCAACAAATGGGGAGAAGAAGACGTGCGGAATATGATGATGGGGTGCCTAGAGTTAAAATACCTTCACCATCACCAAATACGTAATTTTAAAGGAGAACAATTATGGCAATAACAACAAACGCAATATGCGATTCATTTAAGAAGCAATTGTTAGCTGGTGAACATGATTTTGATACTGCACCTAACGGTGACACATACAAATTAGCAATGTACACACCATCTGGAACACTTGGTAAGTCAACAACAAATTACATCACAACTCAAGAAGTATCTTCACCGTCTGGTTACACAGCAGGTGGAAAAGCTCTTGTAAACCAAGGTGTAAAAGTTTCATCATCAGTAGCTATTACTGATTTTGCTGATTTATCATTTACTGGTGTTACTTTGACAGCTAGAGGTGCTTTAATTTACAATACAACTACTGACGGTGGTTCTAACACTACTGAAGCAGTTGCTGTATTAGATTTCGGTGGAGATAAGACTGCAACATCTGGAACATTTACAATCCAGTTTCCTGCATTCACAACATCTGCTGCAATTTTAAGAATAGCATAATTTAAGGAGTTAAAATGGCTTTGGTTATAAACGATAGAGTAAAAGAAACCTCTACCACAACAGGTACAGGTACATTTGATTTAGCAGGAGCGGTATCCGGTTTTGAAACGTTCGTTGCAGGTATTGGAAGTGGCAATACCACTTATTACGCTATCGTTAACGAAAACGGTGAGTTCGAAGTTGGTCTTGGAACAGTAACCGATGCAGCTACAGATACGTTAGCAAGAACTACAATTATTTCTTCATCAAATAGTGATTCTGCAGTTAACTTTGCTGCAGGAACAAAAGATGTTTTCTGTACATTACCTGCTTCCAAAGCCGTTATCCTTGATGCTAGCGGAAACATTGTTGCAAACAATGCATCTAACTTAACAGCATTAAACGCAACTCAACTTACAAGTGGCACAGTTCCTGACGCAAGATTTCCCGCAACACTTCCTGCATTAAACGGTTCAGCTTTAACAGCATTAAATGCAAGTAACCTGGCTAGTGGTACTGTTGCAAACGCAAGACTTGATGCTCAACTACAGGACGTTGCTGGACTAGCAACAACAGCAGGAAAAATTATTCAAGGTGATGGATCTAATTTTGCTCTTTCAGCCTTTACCTTACCTACTTCAGATGGATCTGCCTCTCAAGTTTTAACAACTGATGGGTCAGGTGCGGTTACTTTTCAAACACCTACAGTTGGAGATATTACAGCAGTTACAGCTGGAACTAATTTAACAGGTGGTGGATCTTCAGGAGATGTTACAATTAATTTAGCTGATGCTTCTACGTCTGCTAAAGGAGCTGCATCATTTAGTTCAGATAACTTTGCTGCTAGCTCAGGAGCGATAACAATCAAAGATTCAGGAGTAGCTACAGCAGAAATTCAAAACGATGCAGTGACTCAAGCCAAGATTGCAGACGATGCAGTAGGTGCAGATCAACTTGCAGCAGACGCTGTAGTGACTGCCTCAATTGTAGATGTAAATGT